GATTTATTAATCAGTTCAGCTTTTGTTTATGAGCTAGATGAAACACTCTCACACTATGATTTGAGAGGTGAGATCTCTAGAAAGATCGGATACGCTCTTGCAGAGCAGTATGACAGAAAGATCTTCAGAGCTATCACAAAGGCTGCACGTACAGCACACCCTATCACGAAGACTAACTTCAAAGAGCCCGGTGGAACACAGCTACGTGTAGGTACAAACGCACAAGCTTCTGACGCTTACAACTCTGGATTCTTAATCAACGCTTTCTACGACGCTGCTGCGATCCTAGACGAGAAGGGAGTTTCTGGTGAAGGCAGAGTGGCTGTGCTTAACCCAAGACAGTACTACGCCCTTATACAGAACGTAGAGACTAACGGACTAATCAACCGTAACGAAAGAGGAGACGCATTGCAGTCTGGTAACGGCATCATCGAGATCGCTGGTATCCAGATCTTCAAGTCAATGAACATCCCATTCTTCGGTAAGTTCGGTACAAGAAACGGTGGTTCTGCTTCAGCAACAAACCCCGGAACTAACGGTGGTGACAACCAAGGTGATTTCGTAGGCGAAGCAATGGCTGACGAAAGAGCTGGCACATCTGCAACTAAGACTGTTAACACATATGGTAACAGTACTGAGTTTGCACAGAGCTGTGGTTTGATCTTCCAGAAAGAAGCTGCCGCATGTGTAGAAGCAATCGGCCCACAAGTTCAGACAACATCTGGAGACATCTCAGTGGTATACCAAGGAGACGTTATCTTAGGTCGTCTAGCTATGGGAGCAGATTCTCTCAACCCAGCAAGTGCTGTTGAGTTAATCGCCGGTGCTGCTGTATCTAACACAACTAAGGCTTTCTCTTAATTTACACTTTTATACGGGAGCTTCGGCTCCCCTTTTTTCTATGGCTTCCACAACTATTGACATCGACACAGAACTGTCCGCAGTAAATAATATACTGGGGGCTATTGGACAATCACCACAAACAACACTAAACTTTGACAACCCAGAAGTAGCAGTAATATACAATCTACTCCGCGATGCCAACGTAGACACGCAGGCAGAGGGGTGGCACTTCAACACAGAAAAGCACGTAAAGTTTAGCCCAGACACAAACGGTAACATTTCTATAGGTAATGATATATTGTCTATGGATTTACACGACAACCGTTTTGACAGACGTAAAGATCTGGTACGTCGTAACGGTAAGATATATGATAAAATAAAACATACAGATGTATTTACAGAAGACCTTGATCTTGATGTTGTACGTTTGTATAAGTTTGAAGATCTACCTACAGCATTTAGACGTTATATTACCTACAGAGCATCTAGAGCAGCAGCTACACAACTTGTCGCTAACCCACAGCTTGTAAAATTACTAGCTCAGCAAGAAGCTTTGGCTCGTGCAGCTCTCATGGAATACGAGTGCAATCAAGCAGATCACAACATGATGGGCTTTGAAGATGAAACTCATTACAGAACTTATCAACCATTTAGAAATCTAAGGAGATAATGGCAGGCATAACACAAACTATACCTCAATACTCACTAGGAATGTCAGAACAGCCTGACCAGCTAAAATTTCCCGGTCAGGTAAAAGAGGTAACAAACGCAATACCAGACATAACCAAAGGTCTATTTAAAAGGCCGGGTGCTAAAAGAATCGGAACTGACAAGTTAGTCGATGTACAGAGTGGTGGTTCGTGGTTTCATTATTTTCGTGACGAGACTGAAGGATCTTACATAGGTCAAGTAGCAGCTGATGGTCAAGTTCGTGTATGGCGTTGTAGCGACGGCCAAAAGATGAACACAGTCTACGGCACAGGTGGACAGACAGCTATACAAAACTACCTAGCAACAAGCAGTCCAGAAAACTTACAATTCCTTACTATCAATGATACCACCTTTGTTAATAGCCGTGATACTTCTAATGCTAACACTATCGTTGGGTCAACGGGAACTACAGATGCTACTCCAGATACTCACTTTGCATTTTTAGAACTTTTACGTACAGAAAACGGTAGACAATATGGTATAAATATACATGGTTCTGGAACTCAAGTTTCAGCTATATCACGAGCTACACGTATTAAAATTACAGATGACAACTTAGATGAAGGTGATGGATCAGGTCACTGCCCCGGAATAGGTACACAGGTTTTTTCAGTAACAGGTGCTAGTAGTTATAGTAATACAACTACAGTATCGGTTAAAGATGCTAATAATACTGATTTAAGTAATAACGGTAGAGTTACAGATGTAGACGGGACTAATGTACAAATTGGTTCACCTAGAAACTTGATATTTAGACTTAATATTTTAGGACAACAAGGTATTAGCCCTGACTATAACGCAGATCAAAATGGCCCAGACGGTGACAACTACAGATGCTCTTACAATAAAGAAGCTGTATTGTTACATGGTGGAGAAGGCTGGAAGCTTGGAGATAAGGTACAAGTTTTATTAGACTCAGCTGCTGGTGGTGCTAACACTGATAGTGGTGATGAGCCAAATGATCCAGCTACTTATACAATAGAAGTAACAGCTGTAGAAGTAAGTACACTTAATGCTACAATAAGTAGTAATGGAGACGGTGTTATACGTCCAGAACCTACACCTTTTGATGCAGATACAGCAGTAACAGCTGACACTATTATTGGTGGTATAATTAGTGCATTACCTAGCGGTGTTAATGGTAAACACATAGGTAATGGTATATATTTTTCTAGTAATAATCAGTTTCAACTGGAAGTTGTAGAGGATGATTTAATGAGATCCTTTCAAGCTTCTGTAAACGATGTACAAAACCTACCTAACCAGTGTAAAAACGGCTACATAGTTAAAGTATCTAATGCCTTACGTGCAGATGAGGATGATTACTATCTCAGATTTGACGGCACAAATGACAAAGACGGGTCTGGTTCTTGGTCTGAGTGTGCAAAACCGGGTATAGCTAAAAGCCTGACTAACATGCCGTTGGCTATACAACGTACAGCTGCTACGACATTTACTGTCAAGCAGTTTACATATGCTGATAGAGAGGTAGGTGATGACATAACTAACCCACTACCTAGTTTTCACGGTAAACGTATAAACAGAGTATTGTTTTTCCGAAACAGGCTAGTATTCCTGTCAGGAGAAAACGTAATAACATCACGACCGGGATCGCTTGGTACACCTGACTTCTTTATAGAAACAGCTCTTACAGTATCAGCTAGTGACCCTGTAGATATATCTGCTGCATCAACATTTCCATCAGAACTGTTTGATGGTATAGAAACTAACACAGGTTTGGTAGTATTTAGCACAAACCAACAATTCTTACTTGCATCAGATGATACAGTTTTTAACCCTGATACCGCAAAGTTAAGAAGTATATCAACATTTAACTACAACGAAACTATACAACCTATATCATTAGGCACTACAATAGCCTATGTCGATAACTCTGGTAAGTTTAGCCGATTCAACGAAATGGCAAATATACGACGAGAAGGAGAACCAGCTGTAGTTGAAGTTAGTAAAGTTGTACCTACATTATTACCAAAAGACATAGATTTACTTACAAACTCTAGAGAAAACTCTATAATATTAATGGGTAAAACAGGCTCAGATAATGTCTTTGGTTATAAATATTTTCAAATATCTGAGCAACGACAACAGGCTGCATGGTTTAAATGGAAACTAAACAATCCATTAGTGTATCATTTTATTATAAATGACGAATATTTCTTTTTAGATAGTGACTACTATTTACAAAGTATAAAATTAGTGCAGACTGAAAACGATCCAAGTATAGTACAAGATGAAACAGATTTCTTATTACACGTGGATAATCATACTACTGTTAGCGGTGGTAGCTTTAACGCAGCTACGAATATCACCACCTTCAGTGGTGTGGGGTGGCTAAACACAGTTACTACACCGAACCATGACCTAGTGGTTATTGATACAAACACCAGTGCATCACGTGTTGGTAGATATGCCAAGGCTACAGTATCAGGCACAAGCTTTACTTTACCGGGTAAGTGGGATGGTGTAACATTAATTATAGGTTACATATATCCATACGAGGTTAAGTTTCCAAGATTTTATCCTACCGCAACAACACAAGGTAAACCTAAAACTGATGTAAACTCTTCGTTAGTATTGCATAGACTTAAGATACATTTTGGTAAGATAGGTCTTTATAAAACTACACTTAAAAGAGTTGGTAAATCTGACTACACAGAAGTATACGAATCTACACAATTAGACGAATACAATGTATCAGATGCACCATACCTCGATGAGTTTATACAGACTGTACCTGTGTACGAAAAGAATGAGAACGTCGATGTAATACTTGAATCATCACACCCCGCACCAGCTACGTTACATTCGTTAGCTTGGGAAGGAGATTACTCACCTAAATATTATAAACGTGTCTGATTACATCCACCCACTTACATTGGAGGCTGCCACCGAGGTTGCCTCTAATTTACGTCCAGATGACCGCAGAGAGGTCGAAGAAGGCCATGGGGTACCAATAGCCCTCTTACCTCGTTTGATGTGTCACAACGCCTCCTACGTGTATTTTACAGTGCCTGACGGCAAGACTGCTGGCATGGCTGGAGTAGGAGAAGAAGGTGATATATGGATGCTTTGCACTCCTGATATACACCGATATCCAATTACATTCGCAAGAGAAGCGAAGCGGTATGTCGATAGCCGCGAAGAGCGACTCCTTTGGAATATAGTTGATAGCAGAAACACAGCACATCTAAAA